GTTTGCCTGATTTCAGAGATTCAGCTGTTACATAGCCTTTTGTTCTCGCTCCATCATCCGTGATGTCAAACGGAATGTTGACACCGGCTGTGTCTCCACCATAGCTCTGTGGCTTAACCATTACTTCCTGTACATAAGCAAGATGCTTTGCAGCTGCTGTATCCTCTACGATTACTTCGAGCATAAGAGTCTTACAAGCTGAACCTTTCAGACGGTCAAATGCAATCTCTTTAATCTTCGGATACAGTTTGGATGTTGGATCCGCATAGAATGGATCTGCTGATATGGAAGGTGTATATCCATTGTCAGTTGTCACAGTTTTTCCGAGAATGTTCTTCTTCTGTTCTGTGTCTGGATTCAGTTCTACAGACATTTCCTCAATATCATCACCAAGAACTTCCCACTCTGCCGTTGCCGGTGCTTTTTTAAACGATGCATCAAGATAATGCATCAACGCTTCACGCTCTAATTTCATGTTTGTTATCCTCCGTTATTTCTTGTAGAATATGTTTCTGTATTTCAAGGAGATGCTGATTGCCCAATCTTGGACATTACCATCACTCACATTATCTAAGTGAGCCGGTGTAAGCCTTATGATCTCCTCTATTTTTCTCTCTTCTGTAAGCACTGGATATTCTTCCAGCCTCTTCTGTTCTCCATTAATGACCACGGTCTGCTGTTCAAGCCACTTTCCAAGAGTGTCAAGGAATTCTTTGGTACTGGCCTTAATCTTTGGAGAGTCGATTGAAGACCGGTAGATCACATAAAAAGGATAGTTGCACAACTGGTCTACTTTGCCAGTTACACTCTTCTTTTCCAGTGCAATCACCGCTCCTGTCACTGGATAGAAGGCAATACCGCCATCTTCATCTAGTGTGGAGAATCTTATCTTTTCGTCTTCCTCTAATCCTGGAAAACTATTGAGAAGAGAAACGAGTGCATCAGTTACAGCTTCGTAACCGTCTACATCGTACTTGACCGGTTTCTTACTTTCCTCCGGCACGTTTCTTCACTCCTTTCGCCCAAGACTTCACATATTGTTCCTTTGCAGCATCAAACCAATGGTCTGTTGCGCGTGGATGCGCTGTCTTGTCAAACACAAGGTCTCTGTCCGTGACCACTTTCTTTGCTCCGGCCCTTGCCCACGGTGAGCCTGTGACAGGATCTACCATAACTTTTCCTTCATAGAGGAATCTTCCGTAAGGTGGAGCACCGGCAATCACTTGACCGCTTCCTTGCATGGACCTGCTCATAATCGCAGACACGTTTCTCATGTTACCGTCACGAAACGGCATATACTTTTCCATGTCCGTAAACACTTGACCGTCTAGCCAGTATTGTGCTTCCTGGAACTGCTTTTCAAATCGGTTCAAGCTGACATTTACTTTGATATCACCTTTTACGATTGAGAAGCTAGGAAAATGAAATGTCTTGCTTGCCATATTACTTTCCCCCAATCTCAAAATGAGGAATCAGTGTGTAAGAACCTACGCTTGTGATTAGGAACACATTGTCCATCTTCTTATTCAAATAATCGTAGAATCCTTTGTTTGTGCGTGACGTATAGTCTTCATCGGCAATTACCATTTCCGGATATTCACCTTCCAAGAAGATGTCACCTGTTGAGAATGTGATTGAACCCTCTTTGTTTTCCGTAGTTTTCCACACTTTCGGAGTGAGATAGGAAAGATTGCACACTATCCTTTCTCCTTCACGCACCTTAAACGGTACATGAAGATTAGCTGTATCAGCCGTATCCAAACCAGTTTTGGCAATATTGGCTGCCTTATCCGTAATAAGTGTGACTCCGGATATAACATGAGGATACCAATATATGGCATCACTCTTGTCAATGTATTTGTTGAATACAGTCACAGTCTTGTCATACATCGGTATCCCCTCCTTAATAGAATTCTTTTCCACATTCCTTGCACTTCCATACATGATGCGTCTTGTACTCATGGTATCCGACCTCATCGAGGAAAGTTGAAGAATATGTCAATTTTTCATGTCGGCACATTAACCGCTTAAGCCATCTAAATACCAGCATAGAGTAGGCACACTCCTTCCTTATCTACAACTCCTTGCAGATACTCAGAAGCCACCTGTCGAATCAGAATAGCTTCCACTTTCTTATCCATTGACGCTCGTGCATAGATGCTGTCGGATGCTCCGCTAGTCCCAGTTGCAAAGCTGATACTTTCAGCACCTGACGTAATGGACGATACTTGCTTCTTACTCACTGTACCATCAGCGTGTTTAATCACACCTACAGTGTCCAGTGATGCTTTTCTGATTGAGTCGATCTGATACAGAACTTCTGCAATCTCACAGACAGCTTTCTGAACCTTTGCATTAGATTTCTTGTCTTCCGGAAGACCATCTTCTAATCTACCAAAGGTGATTCTGTCCAAACGTTCGCTTGCTCGTTCTGCATACTTAGAAAACTCTTCCTCTGTCACGGCATCTCCAAAATATTTAGTTGTATAGAACTGATAATCTGTGTATGCCATGTCTGATCTCCTTACTCTTCTTTGCTTGCTGCCTTTTTCGGCTTTCGCTGTGGCTTGTCATTTACTTCTTCATACTTCTGTGGATTGCTTTTCATACTGGCAATACTCTCGGCATTACCGGTAGAAAGGTACAATCCTGTCTCTTTATCCAGGAATTTCATTCTTATCAACCACCAATTTTCTTATTCTTGAAAATAAGGTCCGGTGTTACAGACTTAGTTCCGAAGTGATAGAACAGCTCGATTCCGTAAGCGTTTGACAGCGGAATTTTCTCAGCGTTGTATGGATCTGCCATTACTGGCTGTGCTACTGCACCATCAACCATAACAAGTGCTTTCACATCCTGTGGAAGATGTACGCATGAGTATGTTTTAACACCGTGGAATGCGTAGAACTCTTCGTCCGCTGCACCTACACCTGGTACTGTTACCTTATCAAGATATGTTCTAATTTTTCCGTAGTAGTCCGGATCCAGCACCATGTGCATCATTGCTCTCGGTACACCGTCTACGTAATCATTCTTTGTGGTCTCGCACTGCTGAATCATCTTCTCTGCAATCTCTTCAATAGCTGTGATTCCTGTCAGATCTACTTCTGTAGCATCTGTTCCAGCAACCTCGAAGAACTTAGTATCAAGCTCAGCTGCCATTCTAAGAGCATGGTTTGCTGTTCTCTTAGCAATAAGTCCTTCAACTCCAAGAAGAGATACATCTTTCTGCTCTACTTCTTCTACGATCTCTTTGTCCTGATCAATCGGAATCGTTACCGATTTACCTTTTACACCATCACCTTTGGCTGCTGTTCTAGCTGTTCCGTAGTCCTTTGGTGTAGCATTCGCAAATCTCTTTGCTTCTACTGTTCCGGCATGTGGATCACCGGAAAGTTCTGTGTTTTTCATCTTTCCGGAAATTGTAAGTTTCTGTACGTTCTCGATAACTTTTCCATATTCCTCAGCAAGGAACATCTTTCCAGTAGTGTCGAGAAGTGTGTTTAATGACGTAATTCTTGTATCTGCCATGTTCGTATCTCCTTTAACTGTTTAAGGTCAACGATTATCTCGAATTGATAACCGTGCTATAGCATGACTACCACACAGTAGGTGGTGTGTACACAGGAGTCTTACTTGACTCTCCGCCCTTTGTAGTTGGCACCGTGAATGTTGGTGCAGCCGGTGCATCTGTCTGTGCGAATGCATCCTTCTGTGATTCTCTCAGCTCTGTCATATAATCATCTAGTCCGAGGATTTTTTCACCTTCACGTTTCAGCCCTTTTTCTTTGATCATGCTGATAATTCCTGTCTTAGCAAACTCAGATGTGAATTTCTCACCTGACAGTGCCTTAACCAGTGCATCATTGAAGTCTCTTTCTTCAATCTTTGCTGCATAATCTTTCTCGCTGTTCGCAAGTTTCGTCTGCCACTCTTTCTCTGCGGTCTCTGCTTTGGTTTTCCACTCATCACGTTCTTTTGTGATAGCATCAAAGTCTTTGCCCTCAAATCCTTCAAGTGTAGACTTGGCTGTGTCATACTGTGTTTGAATGTTGTCTCTTTCCTGTGTGACTGTATCAAGCTTTCTTCCCTGTTTCTCAAACTCGGCAAGAGTCTTGTAATTCTCATTCACACTGGTTTCGATTGTTTTCTTCTGCTCATCTGTAATCTCAAGACCAGCATCGGAAAGAATCTGAATAATGTTTTTCATGTTTCATATCCTCCTCAACGTATTTTATTAACCGTTTCGTCCACGGTAGGGATTCAGACAGATAAACCTCTGTCAGGGTAATCGTGGTTGAGGGAGTCGAACCCTCGTAACCATTACCACGCAAGAACAGATGCTATAGAAAGGAAGATTCACATCTGTCCCCAGCTCCCTTAGGAGCAAAGCCTACCGAGATGTGCGATACCTCTTAACAGGATTCCCCTAGTAGGCTATTTTTTTAAAAAAGGAGGTGCAAAAATACGATATAATCTTCACCCAATATCCATTATGAATGTTTTTGATTACTTCGTTGTACCCATCTTTAACTCTTTTTCGCACTTTCATATCTTCTGGCAGCAGCTGCGCTCTTCATAGCTTGCTTTCTGTCCCACTGTGCGACTTTCAATCGTTCTGCATACTCTCTCAAGTCATTCTCTTCGCAAAATGCACTATACCGCTTGTTCTGAAGCTTCAGTGTGTGAGCCTTGCGGTCTAGCATATTCTGCAATTCAAACCTTGCCTTATCATCCTTACAGTTATCAACAGCTGTCTGCAAGTTCTGTATCTTCCGCTTGGTGTCTCTGATCCTGCGCTCCTGTGCTCTCTGTTTCTTCTGCAATTCCTCAACCTTATGGTTATCAGCAAAGTTAATCTTCTTGTCATCATAAGGATTATTCACTCCGTCACCACTTCCGAAAGAGTGCCGGCAGTTCCATCCGCAGAGTCCTTCACCAGTTCCGAATCCTGTGGTCTTAACGAAGTCTGGGAATCTCTTATCCTTTCCACTTCGTGAGTAGAATCGACCTTGCCACCACAAGTGATTACCTGGATTCATTCCACCATTACCAGTACGTGCTCCTAAGTGAGCAGACACAAGAACGGTATCCCAGTTCATTTCTTCCATTCTCTTCATGGAGATGTCGGCAGCTGCTTGTCCCACTCCTGTCCTCACGATCATCATCGTTGCTGACTCAATGCTCATTCTGTACCCAGTAGGATAGTTCACTTTGAGTCCGACTTCTGTGATGTTGTTAATCACATCTCTGACTGCTTGTGTGTACGATGCTGCACCGGTAGACACAAGATGATATGCATTGTCCATCTGATTGATAAAAGTCCTCTGTGCATCCAGTGCTGTAGTCCGTGTGAAGTTATTCCATTCTCCGGCAGTAGCAAGGTAATCTCTTTCAAGGATCCTGAGCATGGTTGGAGATTGCATCAGTGCTGTTGGAGTGAGTCCGGCTGCAATATACACAGCATCATCCCATTTCAGAGTATTGATACCAGCATCGACAAATGCATCCTTAATCTCTTTCTTCTGCAACTTTGTCTTGTCCGCTATTTCCTTCTGGATATCCTCTAACAGTTCACCAGACTCTTGAAGCACTTGTATCTGCCATCGGTCTGTCTGTGTCAGCAGATAGTCCTCACCTCTGCCGAGTCTCTTCATGATTCTCTCGATAATCATGTCCATAATAGTGCGATGAAGGGACGAAGATATCTCCTCCGCCCCTTCTGTTATTCTTTGTAAATATTCAGGTGTTAGCATTATTCTTCACCATCTTTGTCATTTTTATCATCCTTTGTAATGATTGCAAAAAGCAAAATTGTTACGCAAATGATAAGAATATTCATAGTTGATACCGCCATATTGTCACCGCCTTGTTTATTCCTCAGTATAACAAGTGTTTGTCCGCTTCTTGTACACATCTTCATACAACTCCTGTTTGTCACCATTGTAAGTGTACTCGGCATAGATGCCATCTCCGCTGACCGTAGTAGATGCAAGGCATTTATAATTCTGCAAAGTCTTGCATGACCAAACGATAAATACATTGCTTAAATCAATAGGTGTCTCTGGTCTGTTCTTCCGATACCATTCAACAAGTTTCTTTTTTACATACACTCTGAAAGTGATCCATTCCTGTGATAATCATGATTAAGCCTCCTGTTCTGGCTGAACATTTCCGCAGCCACGGCAATATGTCTTTCCATTAACTTCTTTTGTGCACATACAGTTGCGTACTTCATCGCATTTCGTTTCATTTACTTCTATATAATCTTTCATAATTTTCTACTCCTCATAAATAATATCCAATCCATAAGCAACAGCAGCATCATGTTCAATCTTACAACCTCTCGCGTTCTCCCAGCCTTTACAGAAATATGCTGCATGACACAGAGACATATTTTCAAGAGACTTAGCGAGGAAGCATAACGGAATCTGAACTACTCCGCGTTCTTTCATAGATTCATTGCTATACCATTCATCTGTAAAGAGAGTATTTACAATCTCATATCCTTTTTCTTCAAGAACCTTAATTGCTTTCTCTCTTGTTGCTACGATTTCTTCATCTGTCTTTCCAGCCATTGGCTGACTTAACATTGCTTTCTTCATGATTAATCCTCCTACTCTGCAAACATCCAATCTTCAGCAAGCATATCTGCTTGACTTGCAAGCCATCCCATCTGTACTCCTGATGTTCCGACAAATGCAATAGCCATGTTTCCGATAGCATCATGTTCACAGTTTACAATTTCTCCATCTGCTGTCTTGTAAGAAATCCCAGTAGCAAGCTGAATGTACTGCTTCTTACCATTCCAACCTTTACGTGCCACTTTACGCCCTTTTTTCAGATATGTAATAGCGTCACCAAATGAAAATACTGCTTTGTCACAGAGTATCGGACAATTTTCTTCGTTTGCAATCATCCAGTCCTCTCTTAGCATATCGTCAAAAACTCTCCCGACTCTCTCGTCTTTAATATCAGTTTCATTTTCTTCGCCTTCAGCGATCAACGGCTTACTATGCGTCATAACCGTCTCTTTTTCCTCATCCCAGTACCAATAATAAGATAACCAACCAGGAAGTCTCACCTTTGCTCCACGTTTCATTGCTTTTAATGCTTCTTTAAATGTCATCGTTCATTCTCCTTTCATTTCATCATTGGAACCATATATGTTTCTTCTCCTATTTCATATTTCCGTTCTAGCTCAAGTTCGTATTTTTCAATTTCATAATCAATATTCCCAATTACGTTGTTCTTTTTCTTGTATTCGCCAATAACGTGATTTACGAAATAATTGAATTCTTCTCGATTCTGCTCTTCCGCATTATCGTACAGTTCATCACCACAAAGCGGTAAGCAGTTTTCTCCGGTTACTACGGATGGTAGCGAGATTCCATGTGTCTCTTCCGGCAAGTATCTTTCCTTATACTCATGCTCATACTTAACAATTATATCTCCCGTCTTAGATACTCCGATTGGTAATGCAGTAAAGCATGTCGCATAACTGCCTAGAATCCTTATCCGAAACATCACGTACTGCGTAATCGAAGTGATTATTGTTCTTTTTTCTTCCTTGTAACGTGGGAAGATCGGCATTGTAAACATCTTACAGTCTCCTTTCTTTCCTGAAAATCGGAACGGGAGGTATCGAACCTCCGACACGCTGGATATAAGCCAGTTGCTCTACCACTGAGCTACGTTCCGTTAGCAGGTGGACAGTAATCAAACCACCTCTGCTACGGTTCTTTAGACAGTACGAAGAAAATAATAAACACTGTGACTATCGTGCAAAAAATGTGAATATTAAATCTTTGACGGAACTCCGCAGCTAAAATCCGTCTGTTATATTTTTTCAAACACAATTAGGTCTTCACCTTATTCAATCATGGTAAAAGTCATATTCTGCCACTGTGATGATAGGTCTGAGCTTCCGAGAGCGACTCTTGGCTTCCTACCACTGTCTAAGCACACATGGGATTGATGCCCACAAATTTCACGGTTCTTTCAGAATATCATAGTTGCATCTTACACCTATTCGCTTTATTTTCATCAACTTGCCATACCGCTACTTTAACGAACCTCTTGTGTTATACTCCGATCTCTCAGATTCAAGGCAAATCAGCTTGTTGAGAATTTCCAGTTAGTCCGTAGTCTCTCACACCACTCACATCACTGGATTATTTCTGCACCGCAGACGTCTATTAATCACTGACCACAAGGATTCTGCATTTGACTTCTCTATGATGATACACTGCAAGGCATTGTTGACGGTTTCCATCTCCACCACCAAAATCACTCCCAGTGGAAAGAATCAGCTTATCCAATATCTCGAACAAGCCTATCTCGTTACCATTGCATCTCGGCATGACTGAAAAATCACTCTTCACCGAGGTAATCATATTTGAAAATAGCCGTATAAGGATTCGAACCTTAATCTGCGTAAGGGGGAGTAACACCGCTTTACCATTAAGCTATACGGCTTCCAACTACACTGTAGTAAGGAAAAATTTGTTATGAAAAAGATCTCTCTCCGAGTTCCGGAGAAAGCTATCGTTCGGATTCGAACCGAAAACCTGTTGATTCGTAATCAACTGCTCTATCCATTTGAGCTATGATAGCTTAAGCATCGAGCGTGAACCAAGAAAAACCACTCGATGCATTATTTTAGGTGTTCCCGGGGAGATGACAAGAAACCGGGAATAGGCCTGTCCCGGTTATGCTCCGAGTCTGCGTCCTACTAAGGAACAAGCCTTAACCGCCATCTGACGGTTAGTAGCAATATTTATAGTGCTGTACATTGCACTGTCAAGGAATGAAAAACGAATGAACTTTTCGTCCTCAAGTACATAGTACCGTATTCGCTTGCTTTCATTGTCCCCATAATTTACTCATCTTGGAATTTATCAAAGAGAGTTTCGCCTTTGTCACTGGCTTCTTCAATCATTGCTTTCGCTTCTGGCTCTGTCATCCCTTCAAACTTCACGAAGTACATCCATGCCGGTACTTTTCCCTGTACTACATAGTTCCACCAACGTGCACGATCATCTTCAAGGTTGTACACAAGGTCTTCAAACTCACAAGCTGTCTGATATCCGGAAGCCGGAATTGTTCCATTCGCTGTTCCTGTAGCGTAGAGAATATACAAGATTCTATGGATAACTCCATCATGATTCTTTCCATCTAAGATTGTACGGAAGGACTGGATCGTGTGCAGTGTTCTTCTATCGTCTGATTCCACTTGCGTCGCTGTCTGGATTCCTCTAGCTTCGTCGAATGAGAAGTAACCATTTGAGAATCCACACTTGTATCCGATGATAGACAGATAGAAGTTGATGGCAGCAGTTCTTTCAGCTACCAGTATTGTCGGTACATGTTCTTGAATCGTACCGTCTGCATCCACTCCCATTTCAAGTCCTTGCATGAATCGAGGGAGCTTGATTCCGTTCTGATTAGCATACTGGATTGCTGACTGTGATACAAAGGTAACATGCTGGCTGTCTTCCTGTTCATCGCCCATCTTATTGAGTGCGATATCGAGCCATCTCAACTCTTCAATGCATTCAGCAAATACCGGTACAGTAAGAGGAGACTCCTTGTCGATTGCATTCGCATAAGGATTTCGCCAGTACACAAATAATGGATACTCCAACCCTCTTACTTCTACTTCCGGGAGAATATCTTTCCACTCATCTACTTTCTCTAGGGAAATTTCAGATCCGATACGGTTCTTATCCTCACTCTTGAATGCTTTTGATGAAATCTTATAGACTCTTTCACCATTCACATCCTCAAATCTGTGATATTCTGCTTTTGTGTAGTACCTGTTTCCCTTTTTGATGTACGAGAAGAACACTGCTGCAAGTACATCACCGTTTGTGTTAGTATCCGTGATGATGAAATAGTCAGGATCCAGGAACTCAATTCCTTGTCCGTCCGTCTTGATCATCATTCCGCAAGTAGCACAGCTCTCTTCCTGTTTCTCTTGTAACGCGTTCAACACTTCATCAAATTTCTTCTTGAGTGCATCGTTACCATCAATCTCAACATTGACATTGAACAGTGTAAGGTTTGCAATCTCCCGGCAAATGACATTAGAGAACCTTGTCGGTTTGATTGTTCCGTCCATGCACCATGTCGGCAGTCCTGATCTCATACCCTTATACAAGTCTAAGGCAGTCTGCATATCAGAAGAGCGACTTACCTCAATTCCAAATATATCTCTTACTTCGTTTACTCCAAACATTCTATTAAATACCGCCTTAATTTTTTGTATTAGTCCCATTAGTATTTCCACCTCAACCGCCTACGCAAGAATGTGTAGACATAATATCTTGTATCGTCCATCGCATGGTCATTCTCTTTGATCACTGTATCATTGTTCTTTTCCTCGTCCCAACAATATAATCCAAACTCATTGATACAGCTTGTACAATCCTTATATATCTTTAGGAGTCCTTTGTTCAGCATCGTTGTAACTACTCGGATTCCGTCCAGTACATCATTGTCGGCTTTCTTCACAGTGTATTCTCCGTACTTCTTGATTACCTCAATGAACGATGCTGCCGATGGATCTATGATGATACAGGATACCTTTCTGTCTCCGATCAGTTCTTTCAGCATCTTGTAATAGGCTTCATCATCTACACGCTTGCCGGCTTCTCTACTGTTGTAATACAATTCTGCTTCACGCTGCGAATATTTCCCATCGAATGCCCACAGACCGGCTGAGAATGGATTAACTGTACCGTAGTCGATTGACACGATATATTCCAGTGCGCCACTCATGTGTTCATCGGTAACATGCTTTTCCTCATCGAACATTGAATAGACAAGTCCTTCAGCCACGCACCACAATCCTAAGATATAACGCTTGAAGAACACACCTACATACATACTTCGGTATCGTTCTTTGATCTTCTCAGAGAGCGATAGGTTGTCATCCATCGTAAAATGCAGATAAATGATGTGCTTCTCTTCACACTTGTCTATCCAGTTGACCTTAAACCAGTGCCGAGGGTTGTCCGGGTTGCAGTTGAACCAGAACTTAGAACCGGTAACAGAGCAACGTCCTGTAGCCTGGTTGACGAATGACTCCGGCATCAGAGCGACCTCATCGAAGAACATACCGGCAAGAGTGATACCCTGGATCAAGTCCTGTGACCTTTCATCCTTACCACCGAAGATGTAGAAGAAGTTCTGTGTATCTCCCTTGCTGACCACAATCAGATTGTATGATCTATGGTCCACAACTTGATATCCTCGGCTTTTCAGCATCAATTTCAACCAAAACAATACGTTTCTTCGGAATGATCCGATTGTCTTTCCAGCCATACCGAAATTCTGTTGGTTGAAACTTTCCATTGCCCACAGCACGTAGGACAGTGACATGCACAGTGTCTTACCACTTCGGATTGCTCCGTCTGCTATAATTCCATCTTTGTCCTTTACCGGACTGCTAGGGCACCACCATGTCAGCACCTGCTTTTGTTTCTTCGAGAATGGCTTGAACTCAAATCCTTGTTTCTTAGCTTTCTCTTTCATGGCAGCAGCGTGTTTCATAATGCCTTGCCGGACAGAAGCTAATCTCTCCTCAAAGTTATTCATCATCTGTCCACACCTCACTCGCTGTGGAATTCAGTGCATCCATGAAGTTGTCTTTTGCATCTTCATCAGATCCATTGTCTTTGAACTGTGCTTCCAGTTTCGCCAGTTCAAGATTCATCTTCCTATCGTCAACGTTACGTTTCAGAAGTTCCTGTGCTGCTTTGGTTCGTTCAGACAATGATGCGTCTAGGTCGAACTGATCTTTGATTTTTCCTCGCATGACATCAGTTAGATACTTCATGATTTCCTCAATATCTGCTATGTCTTTACTTGCGATTTGTTCCTGTCTAGCGTTGATATAGTCGAGAATCTGTGGTTTGCGAAGGTTCTCACCGCCCATGCTCATTGCTGTCTTTTCACTGTATCCGGCATTCTTTGCTGCCTGTGTTGCGTTCCCCAGTTTCAGGTACTCATCACAGAACTTTTTCTGTTTAGGTGTTAGCTTATCCTTCTTCCCCATCTAACTACCTTCTTCCACATACTCATCGGTTTTCGAAAAACATTTCCTTACAAGATCCGCACTAATCACAATAATCTGTCCGATAGTGTACTTTCCTTTTCTTCTTACAACCTTTGCAAGTAATACATTCCCATCTTTTGGAATCTCTATTGGTGCAACGTACACCTCATTTATTCTGCATTCATGCTGTTCACCTAATGTTTCACAATTGTCGAGTATGTTGCACTTCTTTGTGTTGGAATGGCATCTTAAAAACTGTACGTCCAAATTAACCACCACCCTTTTCTTTACTGTCTCTTTTCTCCCTGTGTTCCATTTGACACTTAATCATCTGTTGTACATTCGTCCTCTCTGTATGTATCCCATGTCCTTGACGGAATAGTTCACACTGCAAGATGTTCCCACAGTGCGTGCATTCATCTGTTATTTCTCTGTTGGCAATCCTCATGGTTTCACCTCATCCCATATATCTTTCAGACAATTCACTATCTCAAGCTGTGATGTTGTTCTGATCAGTTCCAGATCTTTCTCTTTCCATTCTCCATGCCTGTCTCTTCCTAGTACCGGAGTAGATAGGATGTAGATGTTGATGAGCCTGTTCTGCTCAGCTGAATAGAATTGTCTCTGACTGTACTTGATGATTAAGCCAGTCTGTAATATTGCCCTTTGTAGCTTCTTGGATATTCCGTTGAGATTCACCTTTCTGTTCCTCCAAAATAAAAAGATTCCATGCATGATACAATGTCTCTTATACCATTGTAACTGAATGAAATCTTTTCGTTGTACCCATATTTATGAAAAAAGAAGCATCATGTCATATGATGCTTCTTCAGCAGTCAACCGGAATTGAACCGATGCCTTGTCTGTCAACCTGTTCTGCCAGCCTAAACTATCTTCTGCTAAGATAATCATACCACACTTTCTTTACTCTGTCTTCCATCTTCTTCTCTTTTGGAGATAGTCCTGTTGCCTTCTTAGGTCCATCATCTTCATTGTGATAATATCCATGATGTACATGAGGATCCATGCCAGCATGAACATGTCCAAAATTAATTTCTTTTACATGTTTATTTTTATTGTCAAAATACACAATTTTTATCAAATCATTTCCCCCGACAAGCGCATACACTCTTCCTCTTGTCATTGTCTCTTGAAGACTTTCTCCATGCCTTGAGTTTGATTCTACAAACTTTATATTTCCAGATACAAGGGGTTTTCCATTTGTGTCTATAATTGCATGAAATTGCGATCCATACTTATGGTGCTTATCACTTATTCCGCTAGAACTACCTCTACCGCCCACGTATTCTCCTTCTCTTCTTTTCAGCATCCAGCCTATTACTTTTTCTTTCCACTTCCATTCCACCATGCAAAGAAATTCTCTGTCCGTCTCTTTCTAGCTCTATCATAAGTGGTAGTAGTCCTACTTGGATCATAATACGAATCTGTGTTTCCTTTTTCAGGTAGTTTGGAATATTCACGCATCTTGTCCGCAATCTTATTTTTTGCTGTTAGCATATTTTTATATTCTCTTGCGAGTTTCTGATTTTTGTACAATGCATCTGCGCTTCCAAGTTTTGCAATCTGCCTTTTTAACTCATTAACACGGTCAGTATAATAATGACTAACACGTGTAGCTTCTTTCACTCCGTCAATCTTATTGATAAAGTCAAGCTGACCACTCTGTGCAGCTCTTTCAAGTTTACTGTCTTTCTTTACCGTTCCACTTCCTCGTAACGCATCACTTTTCTTTGCTGCATTATAAAATATTTTTGCACCCATTTTGGAGACTGGTTCGCCCCCAATGGAACTCACGCTTCCTCTGCCACCCATTTAATCACTTC